CGTTGCGCCTCAGCCAATGCTGCAACCGGCATGGGACATGCACAAGCGGCAAATTCTTGAAGGTCTTGGCGCGCGCATGTGGGACGAGATCACCAAGACAATGGCGCGGCGGGCTCGTCGCGCGGCGTCCTGATGGAAGAACACCTCTACACGCTGCTGTCTGGCGCAGTGTCGTTCCCGGTGTCGTGGGGTACGATGGGCGAGGGCACCAGCACGCCACGGGCCAGCATCTACCGGACAAGCGGCGTGCAGGATCACGTCATGGCCGGGACCGGCCCGATGGAGACGACCGTTCAAATCGACTGCTACGGCGCCACATTTTCCGAAGCCATCGGCGCGGCCCGCGACATTCGCACGGCACTGGCCGGGTATCGTGGCGGCCCCATCCACGGAGCATTCCTGACTGCAACGCGGGACGGCTTTGAAGACGACGCGCAGCTATTGCAGCGCGTGTCGCTCACATTCTCGGTTCACCACCGGGATTAACGGGCGCAGCCCATCACATCTGAACACGGAGAAATGACATGGCTGCATCTGTCAGCACGATTGGTTATGGCGACACGCTGGAATGGTCCACCGATGGCGGGAACACATGGACGGCGGTCAGCGAACTCAAGACCTGCGATCTGCCGACGCACACCGTCGAGAAGATCGACCGGACCCACATGGGTTCGCCGAATCGCACCAAGGAATACACGGTCGGCCTCCGCGACACCAACGACTGTGCATTCACCTTCAACTTCAATTCGACCGACTACGACGCGCTCTACACACGCTGGCGACCGAGGACGGAACGACCAGCGGCGCTGTCTACGAGTACGACGGCTTCGTTGAGCTTGGCGGCACGACGCGCGAGGTCGAGGGCGTCGCAGTCGTTTCGGGCATGATCAAGCGCACCGGCGTTGCGACCTTCACGGCGGCATCCTGATGATCTCTGGAGTGACGCAAGATGTGCATGGGGAGCCTGAGACATTTCGGCTCACCACGCGCGCAATGATGGCCGCTGAGGATCGGCTTGGTGTCGGCATCATTGAGGTGATGCAGGGCCTGGAAAGCGGTTTCCGCATCGGAACGCTGGCAGTCCTGTTGGCCGAGTGCGCAAATGACGGCGCAGGGCGTCCGCTGGATTGGGCGCAGTCCGCGATTGACGGCATGGGCATTGAAGCCGCTGGCGATCTGATTGGTCGCATCGCGGAGGCGGCATTTCCAAGCGATGGCAAATCGGCAAAAAAAGCGACAAGGGCGGGTCGAAAGTAGACTGGTCCGCCCTTCTCAAGACGTGGGTCGCTGCCGGACAATCGGCGCTTGACTTTCCTCTCATGTCTATGCGCGAAATTCAAATCGTGCTGGAAGCATCTGAGCAGCGCGACGCGAGGCAGGCATGGATGGCGGCGCAGTATATGGCATTCGCCTTCCATGACCCGAGCAACATGCCGGACGACCCGATTGCTGCAGCATCTTCCGGAACGTCAGCCGCAGATGACGAGATTGCAGCAATTCGCCGCAGAGTGAAGATCGAGCACGACACAAGGAGGTCTCATGGCCGTTGAGATTGGCGCACTTCGCGCGCTCCTGAGCCTAGACAGTGCCGCATTCGAGCGCGGCGCGAGGCGTGCGCAGGCGTCAATGGGCAACTTGCAGCGGCGCCTTGCGCAAACGGCGTCGCGCTTCAGGCAGTTCGGGCGCACCATGTCTATGGCGGTCACGGGCCCGGTAGTCGCGGCTTCCGGCTTGCTGGTCCGCTCCAGCCTTCAAACCATCGACGCTCAGGCAAAGATGGCCGAAAGCATGGGAACGACGACGGCCAGTTTGCAAGTGCTGGCGCGCGCTGCGGAAACGGCCGGCGTTTCGCAGGGGGACCTTGACGGATCGCTGCGCCGGATGACGCGGCGGATATCGCTTGCGGCACAGGGCGCAGGCGCGGGCGCGCAGGCGTTTGAGCGGCTGGGCCTGACGTTTGAGGACTTGCAGGGGCTGGACGCGGCTGAGCGGGTGTCGCTCATCACTGATCGCATCAATGAGATGGTCCCGGCGGCGGAACGGGCCGGGGTTGCGTCACAGGTGTTCGGGGACAAGACAGGCCTGGCCATGCTGCGGCTGCGGCCGGAGGTGATCGCGTCGGCGGCTGCAGAGCTTGACCGTTTTGGTGTGACTGTTTCCGAGATCGAAGCGGACGGCATCGAGGCGACGAATGATGCCCTGTCGTCGCTTGGACTTGCTGCGAGTGGTCTCGGCAACCAGCTTGCGACTGCCTTGGCGCCAACGCTGCAGGCAATCGCGGATCGCCTTGCTGATGTGGCCAAATGGTTTAACAATCTGTCGCCTCGCATGAAGCGTTTTGCAGCTGGCATGGCCGCTCTTGCGGCGGCGGTGGGTCCGGCTCTATTGGCGCTGGGGGCTATTGTCTCGGTGATGGCTGCGCTCAATCCGCTGGTGCTGGCGGCAGCCGGTCTTGCCACGGCTGCGGGCGCCGCATACCTGCTGATGGCCGAAAAAACAAATGGCGTTGAAAGTGCTCTTTTGGCAGCCGAAGCTGGGCAAGTCGCGCTCAACACGGCGATGGGAACGTTTTACGAAACCGCTGCGCCAGCGTCTGCATCTGCGGCAATCAATGCCGCGAATGCAAATTACCAGCTTGCACAAAGCGCGCTGGCGGCGGCGGAGGCAGAGGTCGCGAAGCTTGATGCGCTTGTGCAGTATCGAGCAGGCAAGTCAAGCGGACAGGTTCGCGGCGCTGCAGGGCTGGTGACAGAGGCAGACGAGGCCGAGGCGCGCGAAAGACTGGACAGGGCCAGGGCTGCGGTTGAGCGGGCACAGCTCGAACGTGATCGCGCTGCTCGCGCGGTGACGGGTTCCATGTCTGTGGACATTGAGGCGGCTGCAGAAGAAGTGAGGGGGCTTGAGCTCTCTCTTGATGGTGCGACCGAAGCGCTGGAGGGCGTCGGCGGCAGCGCTGGCCGCGCGGCAGGGCCGTCAGGCATCGGCGCTGTGGCGGACGCTTTGAGCGAAATAGACACCGAGATTGAGCCAATCGCAGACAATATAAAGCAGAAATTCGACAGCGTTGCCGACAGCATTGGCAATGCCATGGCGGGTGCCATTGTGGATGGGAAAGACTTCGGGCAGCAGATGGCGATGGTGTTTCAGCAGATCGCGCGCGATCTGATTTCCAGTGGCATTTCCAACATGATCTCGTCCATCTTCAGCGGCGTTGGCGGAGTTGGCGGGGGCGGCTTGTTTGGCTCCATTGGCAGGCTGTTCGGCGGCGGCAGGGCTTCTGGCGGGCCGGTGTCTCCCGGGAAATTCTATACAGTGGGCGAACGCGGTCCGGAATTGCTTGTTCCGGGAGCAAGCGGCATGGTCGTTCCCAATTCGGCGCGACTGGCCCCTGCGCAGGCTGGCCCGATGAACATCATTCTTGAGGACGCGACAGGACGCGGCATATCTGCAAGGCGGATGCCGGATCGCAGTGTGAATGGTCAGCGCAGCCCGGTCTTTGAGCTTGCCGACGCCGTGGGCGAGGCAATGGCATTGCGTCCGGGCGGCGCGCACCGCTACCTTGCCCGGCAAGGCGTCCGGGAGACGGGGCCGAAGCGATGAGCTATCCTGACTGGCCCGCCGAGTTGCCGCGCATCACGCGGCCCGGATATGGCGAGGGGAGGGTAGACGTTCGGGAGCGCGTGGCGTCTGATCTCGGCGCTCCGCGATACCGCAGGCGCCGCACGCTCGTTACTCGCGTTCTGGATGCGCAGATGGTACTGTCTCGGGCGGAAAAGCAGATACTCGACCGCTTTTTTGCCGAGACTACGGCAGAGGGGTCGTCGTATTTCCGCCTTGCCGACCCTATGGTGGACGGCTGGGACATGCTAGACGAGGCTTTCGCCACGCTGCTGGATGAAAACGATGTGCCGCTGCTGTATGGCGAGACCGTTCTGGCAGCCTTTGGTGATGAGCCGCCGCGCGGCGTCCAGTTGCGCGGGTGGACGTTCACGGTTGAATTTCAGCTTGTGTTGATGCCATGACGCGCCGCCTGATCTCAGCGCCCGGCCGCCGCCGCTTCGACGGCACGGACAAGGCCGGCATCGACCTGCTGCTGATGGAGATCACCCATCCAGCTCTGGACGCGCCGCTGCGCCTGTCCACCGACATGACCGAGCGGCTGAGCGACGACCCGCTGCTTTACGGCAGCCGCTCGACGTGGCGCGGCGCGGACCCGCTGACGCAGCCGTTTCACTTCATCGCCGCGGACTTCGAGTGGCCGGGCGACATGGAGGATGACGGCCCGCAGGGGCGCGTGATCTTCAGCCAGGTGCACAGCACGTTGTTGGCGGCGCTGCGCAGCTTCACCACGCCCGCCACATGCCAGATGGCACTGATGTACGCCGACCGGCTGGATGAGGACCCCGAAGACGTGATGCTCGACATGATGGTGCGCAGCGGCGCGGGCGATCTGGGCGCCGCGCCGACGGTGGAGGTGCTGTTCGCGCCGCGGCCGATCTGGGTGGAGCGGTTCCCGGCGGCGCGGATGACGCAGTACGAGTTCCCGGGGCTCTACCGATGACGGACTGGACGCAATACGTGGGCATCCCGCGGCTGCCCCATGGGCGCGACCGCGACGGCTGCGACTGCTGGGGGCTGGTGCGGCTGGTCTACGCGTCCGAATGCGGCGTGGCCCTGCCGTCCTATGCCGGGGAGTATGTCGGCCTGGAAGAGCGCGCGGAGATCGCGCGGCTGATCCGCGACTTCCGCGACGCCGGGCCATGGCGGAAGGTCAAGGGCGCGCCGGTGCCATTCGACGTGCTGGTATTCCGGGTGGCCGGCGAGGGCGCGCATGTGGGGCTGGCGATTGACGCCGCGCGCATGCTGCATGTGCACCGCGATCATTCGAAGGTGGAGCTGCACGACCACAGGCCCTGGTCGACGCGGCTGGTGGGCGCGTGGCGGCACGAGGCGCTGGCATGACGCGGCTGATCCTGGCAGACGAGCCGGTGCCCGACCGGCAGCGCGGATGCCGCGTCCTGTCGCGGCCCGGCATGACGGTGGCCGAGATCGTGGCGGAGGCGTTGCCCGACACGCCGGAGGCGGCGCTGGATCGCGTCCGCGTGACCATTGCTCAGGGGTCCGATGTGGCCGTGGTGCCGCGCCGGGCCTGGAGCTTCGTGCGCCCGAAACCCGGCGCGGTGGTGATTGTCACGCGCGTGCCGGGCGCTGCGTCCATCGCCAGTTTTCTGGCTGTGAACTTCATCAACGTCACTGGCATTACATCAGTCGCGGCGGCTTATGCCGTTGGCTACGCCGCAATCGGCATCACGTATGCTGGACTGGCCGGAATAGCGGGTGCTCTGGCCTCGTCCCTGGTCCCCGGCGTCCCGGATCGCCGCACGCCTCCGTCGCCGGAGGAGGGCTATCAGCTCGACGGCTGGCGCAACCAGGTCGATCCGGGCGTTGCCATCCCCTACCCGGTCGGCCGCATCCGCATGGCACCGCTGTTTGCCGCGCGGCCCTATTCAGAGGTGATCAACGAGGAGCAGTACCTCGTCGGCCTGTTCTGCTGGGGGCATGGCCGGCTGGACATTTCCGACGTGCAGATCGGCGAGACGCCGGTCAGCGAACTGACCGACATCGAGATCGAGACGCGCGAGGGCACCGATGCGGATGCGGCCATCACGCTGGTGCGCGAACAGGTCATCGAGGACCGGCTGGGCGTGGAGCTGCAACCGCAGCAGGTCGGAGGGGACGAGAACTGGCAGACGTGGACCACGCCGCGGGAATGTGACCGCGTGCGGCTGGTGTTCAACTGGCCGGGGGGCACGTTCTTCGTGCAGGGCGACGGCAAGGGCGCGCCGGTGCCGATCACGGTGGGCGTACAGGTGCGCGCGGTGGGCAGTGGCACCTGGACGACGATCCTGAGCGACGCGGAGCCGTGGTTTACCGGCTGGACCACCAAGGGCTTTTTCAAGCAGCTGGAATGGAGCCTGCCAGCGCGCGGGCAGTATGAAGTCCGGGTGCATTTCGGCAACCCGCCGCCCAGCGAGACGGTGTCGCAGCGCACCATCCTGCTGACCGCCGCGGGCATCCGCGAACAAGAGCCCATCGCCTACGACGGCAACCTGGCGCTGACCGCCGTTCGGGTGCGTGCGTCGGAGATGGCCAACGGCACGCTCGACGCGGTCAACGGCGTGGTGCAGCGATACGCGCCGACGTGGGACGGCAGCACATGGACCGATGCGCTGACGCGCAACCCCGCCTCCGCGGCGCTTTCGGTGCTTCAGGCGCAGGCTGGTGCATACCCTGTTGAAGAGGGGCTTTTACACCTGGGCGACTGGGCCGCGTTTCACGACTTCTGCGCCGACAAGGGCCTGAAATTCGACCGCGTGATCAGCGGCGACGAAACGCTGGGCGAGGCGCTGGCAGCGATCTGCGCCGCGGGCCGCGCCACATGGCACCGGGACGGGCAAGGCTGGGGGGTGGTGATCGACCGCCCGCAGGATTTGATTGTGGACCAGCTGTCGCCCCGCAATGCCACGCAGATTAGGTGGGCACGCAACTACGTCGAGCGGCCCGACGCCTTTCGATGCGTGTTCCGCGACGAGACCAACGGCTGGGAGGAGGCGGAGCGCATCGTCCCGTGGCCCGGAAACACGGCGCCGCCGGTCGTCTTGGAAGACGTTCAACTGCCGGGCAAGACGGACCCGGGCGAGGTGTGGACAGAGCTGCGGCGCCGCCAGTACGAAATCGACCTGCGCCCCGACACGTTTACAGCGGTTCAGCAGGGCGTTGTCCGCGTGGCGACGCGCGGCGATGCTGTGCGCCTGAGCTGCGACATTCTGGACGAGGTGCAGGCCAGCGCCCAAGTGCGCGCGGTCGATGGCCGCCGGGTCATCCTCGACACGCCGGTGGAGATGGTGGCGGGCGAGACCTACGGCCTGCGGTGGCAGGTCTACGACGACGCCGACCCGATTGGCGACATGGCCGAGGCAGCGCTGGTCACGGTTGCGGGCGACAGCACGGCAGTCACGCTGGTGCCGGGGGCCGAGGTGCCGCCGGTCGGCGTGCTGGTGCACTTCGGCAAGACGGGGCAGATCGACTTCCTTTGCCGCGTCACGCGGGTGGAGCCCGCACAAGGCGGCGCCTACCGCCTGACGCTGGTCAACGACGCGGCGGAGATTGACACGCTGACGGATGCCGAGGTGCCGCCTGCCTGGGTGCGCGAGCAGGGGTCTGACACCGCCACGGGCGGCACGCCCGCCACGCCATTGATCGGCACCATCACGTCGGAGGCCGCGACCTACGATTACAGCGGGACCCCGAGCATGAGCATCCGCGTGCCGGTCTCCGTTCCGGCATCGAACCAGGTGCCGGTGGCGCGCCTTGACCTGTCGCACCGCCTGAACGGCGCGCCGGGTTACGACACGACGGAGCTGATCGCCACCAGCGGCGAGGTCGTCATTGTCTATCCCCTCGGGTCCGACATCGAGGTCTACGCCACCGCCGTGTCGGTCTACGGAGACGCCAGCGACGACAGCGCCACCGTCGAGTACACGGCCACGGGCGACGTGACGCTGGCCACGGCGCTGGACCCGGCGGGCGTCGGCGCGGTGGCGGGGCTGGGACATGCCACGATCACGGTGGCCACGCAGGCCGACACGGCGGAGCTGCAGCTGTTCCGCGCGCCGGGCGGCACGCCGCTGGACACGGACGCGCACGCGGTGGGCGGCCCTGTCGGCGTGGCAGGGTCCAGCACTGCGGCCATCGTGGATGGCGACCAGACGCGCGCCGACCTGATGGATGCAGGCGACATGACCGATGCCAGCGCCTGGACGGTGCCGGTGGGATGGTCGGTGGGTGGCGGCGTGGCCACGCATACCGCGGGGAGCACCGGCGCGCTGTCGCAGGCGCTGTCGCTGGATGATGGCACGGTGGTGCGGGCGCGACTGACGATCTCCGCGCGCACGGCGGGCAGCGTGTCGCTGCGGCTTGCCGGTACGACCCCGGCCGACAGCGCGGCTGTCTCGTCGGTCGGTGCGCATCTGCTGACGCTGGCGGCGGTCAGCGACGTGACGGCGGTGGAGATCGTGCCGACGTCCGACTTCGACGGGTCGGTCTCCGAGCTGGTGCTCTACGCACAGACGGCAGGCTGCGCGCCACAGGGCGCACACGACTACTACGTCGCGCCGATCAACGGCGACGGCATCGCAAACGTTCCGAGCGGTCCTCTGGCCGTTACAATCATCTAGGAGGCGTCATGACCGGCATTCGGGTGACAGACAAGGACACAGTGTCCGCGGCAGACGATTTGATCGCGATCAGCAACGACACGGTGCGCAGGCTGCCGTTGGCATCTCTGGCGCAGCAGGTGGGGACCGCACCCTATGTCAGCCGCGCCGCTGCCGAGGCTGCCATACTGGGCAGCGACGTGACCCAGATCGCAGTGCTGACCCCGCAGGGGAACATCCTGCGTTACGTGCGCGATGCGACTGGCACCGCGCTGACCACCAACGGCGGCGCGGTCAGCTGGCGACCCGTGTGGCCGCCGCGCCCTGACCACTACGCGGACAACACGACGCCGGGCACGACTGACATGGCAGCGGCCATCAATGCGTGTCTAGCGGAGCACAAGTATTGCGAGCTTTTCCCGGAAGAGTATGCGGTGGGGACCACTATCTCCGGCATCAACTGCGGTCTGTACGGGTCCGGCGCTCCGGGCAACTGGTCTACCATCACCGGTCTGTCGGTCAGTCTGGGCAACGACAACGCCATCCTCGGCCTAGGTCGCACGACGCACTACGGCAACTTCCTCGTTCAGTTTGACGCGGTGACCGGCAGCGAGGGACAAGACCAGAAAATAGCGCTGGACACCAGCAACTACGCAGCCGGAACCACCTGGGTGCTTCAGCGCGGATCGCAGGTTGACCGCATCCAGTTCGGGCGCTGCGGCACAGCCATCGGCGACCGGGGGCTGGGCGGGTTCTCCGTAGATTTCGGGGCCATCGAGATCACGGGCGACTTTGTCTATGCAGGGGTGGACCTGCGCAATCGGAGCACGACCGGCAACACGTTCCAAAACGTCTATATCGCAGGTCCGTTGGATGCTGGCATCGGGACGCCTGCAACCTACGGCTTCAATTGCGAGAACCGCTCGCTAGGTCACGTTGCGCTCTTGAACGTCGAGCACGCGGAGTTTACGGGAGCGGCGTTCCGGTGCGTCGGCGTGGATGGTGGGTTTGTGGGCAATCTACACATCGAGGGCGTTGATCTCGTTACAGATGGCACCGGGTATCTGGATTTTGACCGGTCCAGCATAAACATCGGCTGTCTTCAAGTTATCAACACCCGGCTGTCGGCTGATGATGCGAGCCTCATCAGACTGGGCAATGCCACGCCGGACAGCGGCGACGACCAGACAGACACGTCCACCATTGCGGTGGGGCACCTGCGCCTTCAGGGCATTTCGAGACCCTCTGCCGCCCTTTATCCGTCTTACACCGGCTATGCTTCGCTGTCCGCGGCGCCGGGATGGCAGTTTATCGGCCGGGATGCGTCGCACACTGACCGGCTGTATCGCGTAGAGGTTGACAGCTACATGTGGGCGAGGTTCGATACCACCCCAGCCGACAGCCAGCTATATGAGTTTGCCGCAACTCGTTACTCAAACGCCAACGACAATATCGACATTTTGCGGTGGGGGGCTGAGGGGCGGCTTGTCCAGCCGCGGCGTAACTTCGTTCAAAACGGCGCGTTCGACAACTGGACATCGACGGACACAGGCTTTGTCTCAGCAAACACTGCCTGCGCTACCGAGTGGACCGTATATTCGGATACCGGCACG